ATCACCCCGTTAAACATCGGTGAACTAATAACAGCTACATTATTCATTCGTCGAGATTTTCACGAAAATGGAATGACTTTGGAAGAGTATGCCAAAGGTATTTTAGATGGGACTCAACAACCTTTAAATCGTGATAGCTTTGCCTATCAATTCGGGGCTACTAGTGAAGATATTTCTGCCATAGAGTATTTTGCTAGAACTAACAATTTAACCGTAGTAGATGCTCATCCTGGAATGTCTACAATACAATTAACTGCTCCAGCTGGAGCTTTTAACCATGCCTTTGATATTATCTTAAACACAGTAGTCACCCCTGATAGGACATACACAAGTTATTCGGGGGAAATTACTATTCCTTCTGAACTGGAAAATGTTATTGAAAATATAACAGGTTTAGACAATTCGTTGATGTTTAAACCTCAGTATACTTTAATAAACAATATTAATCCTAATGCTCCTACTCCTAGTGCTACAGTGCCATTAACTCCTGTTCAAGTTGCAAATGCATATGAATTTCCAGCAAGTACTGGCGCAGGTCAGTGCGTTGGTATTATTGAGTTAGGTGGTGGATATCTGCCCATGGACATAACTAACAGTTTTGCTGATATAGGAGTGACACCACCGACAGTAGTTCCTGTAGGCATTAATGGTGCAACCAATAGCCCCGGTGATCCTGCAGACGTTGAAGTTATGTTAGATGTATTTGTTGCAGGTGCAGTTGCACCTCAATCAAAGATAGTTGTATATTTTGCACCTAATTCGTTTGCAGACTTTGGCAATGCTATTAATGTGGCATTGCATGATACTGTAAATAATCCTAGTGTTATATCTATTAGTTGGGGAGCTGATGAAAGGTATGCGGCTCCTTACTGGGAGTCGATTCACCAATCGGCAGTTGTATTGGGTGTATCGATATTTGTTGCCGCAGGTGATTACGGATCAGAGGCAGTATCTGGCGATCAAGCTAACACAGTACAATATCCGGCGGCAAGTCCGTATGTATTTGGATGTGGCGGAACAACATTAACTCTTAATCAAAACGGCTCAATTGCTAGTGAAGTGACTTGGGATCAAGGTAATGCGTCTACTGGCGGCGGAGTTAGCGCAAGATTTCGAACAGTCCCAGATTATCAAACAGGTTTAACAGCTAAGGCGTATCCGTCTGGAACAGTGACAGCATTAACTGGCAGAGGAATACCTGACATTTCTGGTAATGCCGCACCAGCTTCGGGGTATACTTTTTGGGCTAACGGAATTAAGTATACAGGTGTAGGCGGAACAAGTTCTACTTCACCATTGTGGTCTGGATTAGCCGCAAGGTTAAATGCTTTGACTGGAAAAAGACTAGGTGTTGCTCACGCATTATTCTATGCAAATCCTGGAGTATTTCGTGATATAACAGTAGGCAACAATGCATCACCTGCCGCAGTAGGGTATCAGGCAACAGTAGGATGGGATGCAGTGACTGGATTAGGCAGTCCAAATGGACCTGCTTTATATAATCTTTTGAACAATAGTGGTCCAACGGGTCCTCAAGGTCCAACGGGTCCTCAAGGTCCAACAGGCCCTCAAGGTCCAACAGGTCCGTCACAGCGGCCTAATTCAGGAACAGTTTATCCTAGATTAACCTATGGAACAAGACTAACATCTGGGCCAGTGTATCCGAGAGCTCGTATTAGAAATTAAACAGCCATCTCGGCACGAATCGCTTCGTGACTTTGATAATTTACTAGCTCAATATCGCTCATTTCAAATTCTGTTATACTGGTAATTTCTGGATTCAATTTAATAGTAGGTAGATCGTAAGGTTTACGACTTAGTTGTTCTTTAACCTGCTCAACATGATTTTTATATATATGAGCATCGCCTAGTACAATGATCAATTCGCCTACTTCTAAATTGCATACCTGTGCAATCATATGTGTAAACAATGCGTATGATGCAATATTAAACGGAACTCCTAAAAACATATCTGCACTACGCTGATACATTTGACAACTTAACTTTCCATTATTAACATAGAATTGAGCCATCATATGGCAAGGAGGTAGAGCCATCATATCCAATTCGCCCGGGTTCCACGCACTAATAATATGTCGGCGACTGTAAGGATCTAACTTAATACCTTCGATAAGTTCTAGTAGCTGGTCGTGATTTTGTAGTACAACCTTATTAATACGAACCAACGGCTTGCGCCATCTGCGCCATTGTACACCGTAAACACGACCTAGGTCTCCAGGATGGCGTTGTAATCTTTTCTTAACCCAATAATCAGCAGTGGCATTATCAGTCCAAATAGTTTTCTTATCGCTATAACGATCACCGTGTAGGATTTCTTTTAAACGATTTTCATCACCTGACCCTTCAATGAACCAAAGCAGTTCAGAGACTACTGATTTCCATGCTAATTTTTTTGTAGTAATTGCAGGAAATCCTTTAGTAAGATCAAATCTCATTTGAAGTCCGAACACACTTAATGTTCCGACTCCTGTTCTATCCGGGCGTTCTTCGCCTGTTTCTAAGATTGTGTGTAATGCTTTAAGATATTCTTGTTCAGATTGATTTTTCATAATGTTCCTTATTGCCCACCTGACCAAATTGTATTTTTAACAAATGGCCGACTTTTTTCAAATACCGCTATACTATCATAGAAGCTCATGCTAAATGTATCTTTTAGCAACGGATCTGGTATAACTTGATCTGTGTGTTGTGTGTTTAATTGATCTAACCAATTCTTAGATCTGTTCATAAATGTATTAGGGTCGCTAAGACTACCCTTATGTGATGCCCAGTATGAACAATGTAAATCTTCGACCATATAAATGCCGTTGTAGCCTAGTTTTGGATAAAGAAAACTAAAGGTATCAAATACATGATCTTGTTGATGGCTTCCGTCATCTAGTACTATATCGGGTATTCCGAATTCATCAATAACAGATTGTAAAAAGATAGGATCTGATTGATCACCGATGCGAATAGATATTCCTTCTTCCTCGTGTTGTTTACAATCTGGATTTATGTCAATGCAAACTATATGAGCCTGTGGCCCAAAATATTTTCTCCATAGTTGTGCTGAACCTCCGTTCAATACTCCTACTTCTAAAAATGTTAAACTACGTCCCCGCCAAGCATTAAAATGCTTCTCGTATATAGGAAAATAATGAGTCCATTTAAATGATGGTTTTCCTCGATGTGTTAAAAAGTTTTCCCAAAGAGTCATATTATATTTTAAAGTGAGGTCAGGGCCGAAGCCCTGACAAATGGATGAATACTAAACTACCAATTATTCAGCTTCTACTGAAACTTTTTTGACTTTGCTTTTTGGTGGATCAATCGCATCAGCTTGTTTGCGCAAGATTTGTGCTTGCTTGAACAATGCATCTGCCTTTGAACGCATTTGAGCAGGAGTCAAGTCGCCTGAATCTGCTTCTTCAACTGTTTCTGTTTTAGAGGGTGCAGATTTTTTATTAGGGTTTACTCCATCAGTGATTGCTAGTTCGTCAATACTGATTCCTTTTTGGTCTGCAATTAATTGATTTAACTCATCTAATTGAATTGAAGATTGTGGAGTAGGAGTCATAATAACCATGTTTGTGGGAACTTTCTTTAGGTGCCCGTTATTATGCAACCATTCTAACATAGTATTACCATCGGGGAATTTACGTGCTGATAGGATGTCGGCTAATTCATTCGCGCCTTGAGCCATGTCGTTTTGTACAAGACTCATTAGTGCATCATGATAACTATCCATTAATACCTGTGTACCGATTACCAATGCGCTGTGAGCATCGCCGGGTAAAGTTCTATAGGCGACAACAATCTTGGCACCATTGTTTTTCATTTTTCCCACATGTTTCATGTGATTTCTCCTTTTAGGCAGCAGGCTGGCCGTCTTGAGGAGCGGCTGGATCTGCTGGTGGTGGTGCTACACTATTTAAAAAAGCATTAAGACGATCAAACGTTGTTCCTACTGATGACATTTCTGCGGCAGAAAATGCGCCACGTTTGGCCGCGGCATCAATGATAGTGCGGATGTTTTGCAAATCAGCAATAGATAATTCTGGTGGTTTTGGAGCATCAGCTGGAGCAACTCCGTCTGATACCACTTGTGCTTGTTCTTGGTTTTCCATTTAATATTTCCTTATTAATTTGTATGTAAATGTGGGCACCCTAAAGTTAACATACTAATTTCTTTTGGATCTTCTAATCCGATCTCAATAGATTCAACTAGTTTGTTATTTGAATCTAAACCAAATGTTTTCTTAATAGCGTACCTACTATTTAAATTATAGTTAATCCAGTGGTCGACAATCTTGATATTCAAATCTCTAGTAATAATAATTTTGGTAAAGTGTTTAGGAATGAAAGATAATTTCCTCATTTTTAAAACACTTAACGGATTAACATCACCGCGATTTAACGACATAAATTAAATACGTACTTTATTTATAGTGAGCGGTCTGGCCGTAGGGTGCGTTTATGGATTCGGATCCATGTACAATAAACAGTGTATCGCAGTAATCTTCTTCGCCCCAGCTACCACAAGGATAACCGTCTGTGAACATAATGAATTTTTTTGGTAAAATGTCATTATCTTTCATGAACTTCCAATTAACTTCGAAGTCTGTTCCGCCACCACCTTTACATTCGTAGCCCATAATATCATCAGCATTGTCTCTGGTAAATTGAGCGTAGTTATATACGTCGGTATCAAAACACCAAATATCTAATTTAAAATCTACGTATTCGTCCATGATGCCTTTGACTTCGCTTAAAAAGTCTTTGGCCATAGCATCTGAAATACTACCACTCATGTCAATACCTATTGATACATCGATTGTATCTTCGTTCATCATTCCGGGGAGGATAGCACCGCAATGTTGCGACTTACGATTAGGACGACTAAAACTAAAGTTGCTTTTGAGAATACTTTGGATATTCATACGCAACAGTTGACGCCAATCCATTTTAGGTTCTGTAAAGTCTTTGATCATGCGTTGGATGCCTGCAGGTACTTTTCCTGCGCCTGCACTTTGAGCGGCCGCAACCATAGCTTCCTTAATCTCATCACGGATCTGTTTCTTTTCTTCGGCAGTTAATCTAGGACGACCTTTACCGTTGCCTTCTTTGTCACCGTCACCGTCATTATCTCCTTGACCTTCGCCCTCGCCATCTAAGTGTTCGTCGAGTAATTCTCCTAAAGAACCGATGTCGATCTTTTCTGCGTTTTCGTAAAGTGTGTCATAGATCTTTTCATAAGACCAACCACGATACTTGTTGTCTTGGAAAATTTGAATAAAATCGGGAACTTCGCCGATGCGTTCATCTTTAAGAATTTGATTAGCCGCATAGTCAGCGGCAATGTTTGACAATACCGGATCTCGATGTTCACGACGTCCCATATGATCAAAGACGTTATGCAGAACTTCGTGTGCAAATCCAAACTCTGCTTGTTTCGGTGTTAGTCGATTGACAAAGTCATTACTGTAGTAAAAATTACGACCATCTGTTGCCAGTGTTGAGCACCAATCTGACGCATCGATAAGTTTAAGACGAGTGGCTAGATTTCCAAAAAAGGGATGACGCAATAGTAGACCTACTCGTGCTGTCACTAATTTTTCTACAATCTTATTTTTTTCGCTAGAAGTGAATTCTCTTTTTTCAATTTTTTTAGTACGCTCTTGTTTCATTGTGGCCATTTTGTGCTCCTACTTTTTAACTGTATGTATATATTATATACTCTTTTTACCATTTTGTCAATCTTTAATTAGGCCAAAAATACTATTTTGGAGATCAGAAACTTCGTCATTTGGTACATAAAAGTCTGTTCTAGGATCCCAATATTCTCCCGCCTTTGGGTCATAATAAAGAACACGGCCGTTTGGATAATGAAACGGACCTTCTAAACCTTTTCGGGCAGTGTATTCTTTATTATGCTGAAAGACAGTATATGACATCAATAGTTTTCCTTGACAATGTAGTATTGAGGTTTTGGATATTTTTCTAAGATTTCTTGCTCTTTAATAAATGTGTTCATTACGGGAGCAGTAAAAAACATTTTATGAAGTACTGGTTTATGTGTGTTTGAATCGATTACTGAAAGATACCAAGATTTTACGGCCATATTATATTCCTTTATTGTTATATTTAAAATAAAAGGGCCCTGAGGCCCTTTTATTATTCCATTGCTTGGATAATGTACTTGCCATATTGATCGTGGAAGCGATCAAAGTTTTTCAATTTACTAGCATCAAATGGCAACTTGTAATTTGTCAACGCAATTTTTGCACCCATAACAACCAACTCAGTTGGGAAATTATCCATCATGAAGGCAAAGAAATTATCTGCCATGCCGTCCCAATCTTTAACTTTCTTTTGGTGAGCAGTTTGCAGTTCATAGCACATACTAACAGCCAAAGAATACATTGCTGAGATTTCTTTAATTTCAGATTTTTTAATCTTGCCTGCCAAGATATCTTCTGGCTTAGGCATCTGTTTTGCCACTTTACGGTGTGCCATAAACTTAACAGCAAGGCCTTCACCGACAGCACCTGATACTAAATCTGTCAATGTATTTTCTGGCAAATCATCGTCGCCTAACAATTCGCTAACGAATGACCAACTACGTGGGGTTGCAAATGAACGGCTTGAGCTCTTAGGATCAAAGTCGTACAAATCTTGTTTAGCAAAACCCAAATAACCAACAACTTGCTCGTGTTGCTTATTTGCAGTCGCCCATTGCATCCAATCTTCAAAGTCTGTTTTAAGTTCCAAGTGAACAAATCGGTTAGCCAACGGACTTGGCATACGATATGTGACACCTTTATCAGCTTCGCGATTACCTGCGGCAACAATGCTAACACCTTTTGGCAAAATATAAGTGCCAACACGGCGGTTCAGTACTAACTGAAAAGCCGCGGCTTGCGTAGCAGGAGCCGCGGAATTTAATTCATCTAAGAACAAAATAGCAGTAGATTCCGGATCAGTGGGCAATTCTGCAGGCGGGGCCCAGGTCATTGTGTTTTCATTGGAATTGTAATATGGAATACCTTTAATATCGGTAGGTTCCCAAAGACTCAAACGAACGTCAATAACTTCACGTCCTTGTTCTTCGCCAATTTGCTTAACAATATCGGATTTGCCAATACCGGGGGGACCCCACATAAACACAGGACGTTGAATTTTGATACATTTACGAATACTACGTTTAGCTTCGTTTGGAGTTTGTGTCCGATTTACTGATGCTTGCTCTGCCATAGTGTGCTTTCTATAAAGTGCTGGTTAAAAATATATTGAACCTTATTGCTCTAATATGTATATATTATACACTCAACGGCACTAAAAGTCAATTAGCTTTGGCTTTTGCAGAACAAAATTTTTCTATGTTGCCTGAAAACAACACCAATTGGATAGCCATGCGCTCACTGAACACGCAAATTTCTTTTTTGGTTATATAGTATGGACAATCTATAAAATGATCTAACCAAATTACTAATTGGTTAGTGTGCGGGTCGGAACTGTCAAATTTAATTTGGTATTCTTTGATACCAGCTTCGATTAGGCAATTATAGCCTAGTTCTGTTAATTTGAGTCCGCCTTTGGATTTTTGGCGAATATTTGCCCACCAAGTTTTTAACGCTCTTTGATATATTTCTTCGCCAGCTGAGGGCATTAATATATCTAATACTTTACGAGTCGTTTCTTTCTTGAGATTCATTGGTTATTTTTTCCCCAGTGACCAATTTGTAAACACTGAACTTGTCTGTACCAAACATTTTGTTTAGTTTTTCTGCTAGGTTAAAAGCGTGACCACTATTGGAAAAACTAACCTTTTTATATTTAGGTCCTAGTTGTTGGACGACTAAACTACTGGTTTTTAAATTGATCGGTTTATCGTCATAAAAGACAGCCCAAATAGCTTCAGCATCTAAAACTTGCTCAGTTTTATATGTCTTTTTATTAGTTATTTCTAATAATACCTTGGGTTTTGGCCTGCTCATTATATACGCTCTCCATTTAGTGCGTATATATTTATGTCAACTAGTTAAAATTTGCCACCATCCATTTTAACTTCAATGTTGCTAGGTTGTGCATTGGCTAGAATTTGATCCATTTCTCCGCTTAAACGGGTCATAACAATGCTTAAACTATTTTGAAGATCTGCAACTTCTTTGATAGTTAATGTAAGATTTTTTTGATTACCTTTTATAGCAACACGGGCTTTATCTAGGAAATCTTCAATGGGAAGGGTGTTTAATTGTTTCATAGCTTATTAACTTTATTTAATAAAGTTTTCATCTCTGATTCAGTTTTAAACGGACCGTAGTATGGATATCTTTCTAAAGTTATTAGTTTAGGGCAAAAACTCTTAACCCAACCCTTGCGGAATTTGATTATATAATAACCTGCACAATATTGGCTTTTACTTTTTGAGCTTTTAGCATACAACGGTAATTTTTGTCTAACACTATAAACAGGTTCGTGCGGCTTTGAAGAACACGGATAATCGTATATACTATGTCCAGGCATATCGGGCACAGATTTTTTAAAAACTTTACTGCCTTCATCCCATGCACCAATACCAAATTGAGATTTAATTTCTTCAAGATTTTTAAAATCAATTTGCCTGCCATTTTTTAAAAATGAATAACCTTTTTTATTCTTGGTCACACTACCAATTTTTGAATCTTGGTCTTTTAATAACCATTCCTTTTCTGGAATTAATACTTTGGCTGTTGATATCATACAATATACCTCGCATTTAAAGGTTGTGCGTAGCTTTCAACCTGCTCGCTAATCTTGACTAAGTCGTAGGTAGCACATAATTTTAATAATCTAATACCTACCTGGCTAATATTTTTATCAGATGTAGTTGCATTATTGATTGTTTCTTTAATTAACGCTTTAATGTTATCGGGTTGTGCAGTTAGATCACATAAGTTAACATTTCGATTATAATCATCTAGCACACGATGTTCGACACCTTCGTGATCGACCCACTTCTGGAGCATCATGTTGTTCCAATTATAGCCTTTGGATTCTCTGTCGGCAAAGGCCTCACGGAGACCAACTTTATTCTTTGTGCCTTTCTCACGTACTCCCGGATAAGCACTAAAGATGTTGTCGGAGGTGTCGCCACGCATA